GGGCAACGTGTTAACCCGTTCATTCCTGATGGAGTACAACGGGGCGGAAACGCAGACGTTGATCAGCACACCGGCCGAAACCTGGCAGATTGATTTCACGGCACGCCTGGCGGGTATGGATGAATCTTTGCGCCTGGCCAATCTGGATATTTACGGCGCGGGTGCGTTTTTCGATAACGGCTTTCTGGTATCCAAAACCGGCACGCAATACTTTGTAACGGCGGGTGTGGGTTACGTGGGTGGACTGCGTGCCAGCCTGGCGGCTAAAACTAATATCACTGTGACCACTAAGCCAATGAAGGTGTGGGCGGATGTGAACTATCACGGCACGCTGACCAGCGAATACAAAACCGATATCAAGTTTACCCTGGCCACCACGCTGAAAGATTACGTTCAAAGCGGGATGGCGCATTACGTATTTGCCCTGGCCAGTATCGACGCCAACGGCGTGATCACGGATTTGCGCCCGCAGGGAAGTAGCTTATATCTGCGGCGGGATAAGAACCTGGCAGATATTGCCGATCCGGCTGCGGGGCTGAATACGCTCAATGGCGTACCAAAAACGCGCACGGTGAATAAAAAGGCGCTGACCGCAGACGTCAACCTGACGGCGGCAGACGTGGGCGCAATCAGTAATGTGATGCCTAACGTGGATAACACCACGGTGACCAAGCTTTATGATCCGTCCATTGTCAGCCTGTCCGGTGGAGTAACGCTGGCCGGTTATTTTGACGATCACCCGCTAGGCGCAACATTCCAGGCGGCGGATACCCTGGTGACTTTTCGCCGGTGGTACAACGCCGGTGCGGCGCTTACGCAGTACTTGCATTGCCGGACAGGCGCTATTTACGTGCGCACCGGCAATGTCAGTACGGCGGAGGCAAGCGGCTGGCTGTGGTTGCAGGCAGGGGCTACCTCATTGCCTTTTGGGTGGCGAAAGCTGTTTGATTCGGCTAATCCTCCTACAGCTTTAGAAGCGGGTTCTATCAGTGTGCCTACATCGGTGCTGACAACTACTGATATTGATACATTGGGTTTTTCTCCAGGCCAGCCAGGCGCCGCCATTTATTCACAGCCCCGGAATGCTAATGCCACAACTGCGTTGCACTATCCGCAAAGCATAGCGGGGACGTTGTACGTCACACCAAGCGCTTACGGCTGCCAGCAAATGTATGTCACTTTCACTGGCAATATTTGGAATCGCGGACTGTCAGCAGATTGGAATGGGAAAGATGGACCGTGGAAAGATTGGGTGCCGACGTATAGCGCAAACAATAAACCGACAGCGGCAGATGTGGGTGCATGGTCGGCAGCGCAAAGCGCCGCCAGTGAAAAAGCATTGTCTGACGAGATTGCGACGGCGTTTAAGATTCGCGCAAATTTAACCGCAGCGGATTCGCCCAACGCTCTGCATGGTACTGCCATGTTTGGGCATTACGGCGTACCAGGTGTGGCGGCTGCCACAACGGATAAAGGTTACCCGATGAATAATTTTGTCGGTGTGATTTTCGTTACCTGGGGCCCGAATGCGACGCAGCAAATTGCATTCAATAATAACGGTCGGCAATTCACCCGTTCCGCAACGGGTGCCTGGAATGGTACAGATGGTCCGTGGTCTGCCTGGAATGAAATTTACTGCCAGGCTAACAAACCTACTCCGGCAGACGTAGGCGCATTACCCGCTGCCGGAACCGCAGTAGCGGCCACAAAATTGGCTACTGCCCGCAAAATTGCTGGCGTAGCTTTTGACGGAACAAAAGATATTGGACTGAATGCTGACAATGTTGGCGCTTTTCCACGCGTCGGAGGTGATGTAAATGGCCGTGTGACGGCTAACTATTTACGCGCTATCAGTTCTGCCAATCCTGGCGAAGGGCAGGGGACTTATCTTGGATGGAATGAAAGTGGCGGCCAGGGCGAATCCAACTTTATTAATAACAAGGGCGGTGGTGTGGGGGGATTTTCTTTCCGCATCGTTAATCAGGCAAACAACGCTCAAACGGGATACTTCAGAATTTCCGGCACCGGTGACCTGAGCGCACAGGGGAATATTTATTCTGACGGGGGCGCGATTTATGAGATGGGGCAGCGCGTTTATAGCCCTAACAATCGTCAGCCGGTTAATACCAATACCGCCAACCTTGGCGGGGGCTGGTGGCGATGCGGTGATACCGGAATGATTAAGCAGTGGGGATACGTGAATAAGGGAAGCCGTGGATGGTCAACCGTGAATTTCCCGATCCCCTTCCCGAACGCTTGCGCAAACGTCCAAGTGACCGTCATCAATGGCGGTGCCGGGACGTTCGTAGATAACTTTGGAACGGCGCAAATTATCAATAACATCGGTTTCACCTGCGGTCAGGATAGTAACGGCAGTTATTGGGAAGCCACAGGATGGTAAGGGAATATCAAAATGAATTTTTTATACAGTGCAGCAACTAACGCGTTTTACCCGGAACCATTGAAAGCGGTTTATGAGCAGGCAGGGACGTGGCCAGAGGATGCAAAAGCCGTTACGGCGGCAACATATCAAAAGTATGCAGTAGACCCGATCCCTGACGGTAAAACCAGAATGCCAAATAAGGCGGGGATGCCCTATTGGGCAAATGTTCCTCAAGCGACGGCCGAGGAATTGCAGGAAATGGCTTTACGGGAAAAACAAAAGCGGATGCAGGTTGCTGTGGATAGCCTTGCTGTTTTGCAGGATGCCGCTGACCTGGGCATTGCCACCGAGGCGGAAGCGGCCAGTTTGAAAGCCTGGAAGACATACCGGGTTTTACTGAATCGGATTGATACAACGGCCGCACCGGATATCACCTGGCCAGAGGTTCCCGAAAATGTGGCGTAAAGCAACATTAAGCATCCCGGCAGATATGAGCGCATTAACTTGTTCGGTGTTGCCGGTTCATCCGTGGGTTTACGGCGTTGGTCAGGCTGCGGGTGATAGTAGTTATTTAAGCCCGGTTAATGCCACGGAATACCTGGCCAAAAAACTGGAAAGTGTCAGTGATGAAACCAGCATTGTGGTGCATATGCTCAACGCCCCGACACACGCGGAATTTATGGGATTACTGTCTGATTATTCCAGCGTACTGCCGCTGCCGGTGATTGCCCAGGTAAAGCGCCGGGCAGAGGAAGCGGCACAGCTGGCCATCACTAAGATGCAAATCCCTGCAAAATTGTCTGGCGGTTTGCCTGCGGCGCTGCCGCTTTCTACGGCCACCAACCGCCTGGCGGTGAATGCCCAGCGCATTGCGGCCGCTAAGGTAGAAGCCGCAACCGGTGCCAGTGCTGCCGCATTATTGTCAGCGCTGAAAGACTTCACCGCGGCGCGGGGATCTGCCCTGACGGCGGCGGCTGATGCGTTAACCGCCCTGAAAGGCAAAACGTCCCCGGCGTGGGTGTTTACGGCCAAAGGGAATGGCGCGTATCTGGCCGGAGAGATGCGTAAAAACATCCCTAATCAGGATTCGGTGTATACCCTGGCCACGTTATTTAGCGGGGCGGATTTATCTACGTTGGAGGCGATGATCCATGACGATAACCACACTGGCACTTAATGGGGAAGCCATCCCGCTGATGAATCTGAAAGTCACGCCAACCATGCAGTTTGCGGAAAAAGACCAGTCCGGGCAGTCATCGAGCACGGCCAATGCAGAGCAAGGTATCAAGGCCAAAGAATTGCGCGTGTCCGGGACAGTATCCTTTCGGGATGCGGCCACATTAAAGCGGCTGTTTGAGCTGGCAGAGGCTAAATCTGCCAGCGGTTCATTGCAGGTTTACCGGGTGGCCAACCTGACCGCACAGGCGATCAACTTTCGCGAAGGGACATTTTCAGGGGCGATTGATGCGCCGCAACAGGATAATAAAATGGCCTGGCTGGTCACGTTCACCCTGCGCGAAAAAATCAGTGTGGCAGAGAAGAAAGAAGCCCGCGCAGGCGGTAAAACGGCGGCAACAAAACAGGGGGCGGGCGGTGCCAATGGAAGTGGCAACGCGGCGGCCGAGAGTGACGAAAAACTGACGTGGTTTGAGCGCAAAGTGCTGAAACCGGTCAATGATGCATTGGGGTAAGGGATGAAACCCATCAAGCGGTTGTATTTGTCGAACGCGGCCACGCACCTGGTGGACGTAAATCTGGCGTTAGAGTTAAGCGCCTGCGGCCGGGGATTTATCACCGCGCAGACGGATGAAGATTACACCGGCAAACTGGTGCGCCTGGACGTGGGTTATCACGATCTGGTACTGCGCTGGTTTACGGGTTTTGTGGAACGTTCACAGCCTGCGGAAAATGGCTATCAGCGGCTTTTTGTCCGGGAGTTGGTGGGCGTGTTTGAGCGCCTTTGGCCGTGCTCTTTTCAGCATCCGACGCTGCGACAGATCACCAGCTGGCTGACAGAGGAAAGCGGATTGGAGTTTTCCCTGGCTAAGAGTGCCGCTTATAACGATAAGCCGATCCCTCACTTCACCCATTCCGGCACCGGCTATCAACTCTTAGCCAACCTGGGTAAAGCGTTTAGCATCACGGATTACGTGTGGTATCAACTGCCTGATGGTGGCGTTTTTGTCGGTGCGGCAGCGGATGCGCTCTTTGCCGGTAAGCCGGTGGAAATTCCCGCCGAATTTAACCAAAGCGTAGCCGGTGGCAATGCCATGACCGTACCGCTGATCCAATCTTTACGCCCTGGTGTAGAGGTAAACGGTCAGCGTTTGACTAAGGTCAGATTGCATAATGACGATATGGAAATTATCTGGACGCCGCGCAATAAGGCCACCGGCCAGGCATTGCAGAAAACGCCGTTTCAGCGTCAGGTTGAAAACAGTTATCCAGAGCTGGCCAGCGGCTTGCACCTGCCGCAGTTCGCCAGGGTGGAAGCGCCCAGCGAAGATGTGAGCAACGGAAACATTGCCGATCCGTTCAGGCCGCGTTATGCCGTGGACTTGCAGCTGTTAGACGCAGACGGCAATCCGGCAAAAGATACGCCGCTTTATCCGGCCGTGCCGTTGCCGCTGCCAATGGCGGGCGGGGAATCCGGGATGTTCCAATTCCCACCGCCAGGCACGTTGGTAGAAGTCGGGTTTAACGGCGGCCGCGCCGATAAGCCGTTTGTGCGTCAAACCCTTGCCCTGGGCAACAGCCTGCCCGCCGTCACGCCGGGTGAACAGTTGCAACAGCAGCGTGATGGCGTATCACAGCGGGTGACGGTGGCGGGCGATTGGGAACGCCAGACGGATCAGGTTATCCGTGAAACGTCCATGAGCCGGGTTGTCACGGCCGATGATGAAACCCGCACGCTGGTGGCCAGAGAAACAACCGTGCAGGCCACGGACAAAACCACTGTGTTGGGCAAGGCCACGTTGTTGGCCGGTGCAATTCAACAAATTGCCCAGGGAGATTACAGCCTGGCCACGCAGGCCAATTATGTGGCCAGTATCCAGGGCAATGCGGAAACCAGCGTGATTGGCCAACTGATTGAAAAGGTCGGTATGTTACGCAGCAGTGTGGCCGGTGTGCGTCAGGAAGTGATTGCACCGGTGGTGTGGATTGGGAGCCAGTCGGTTAACGTGTGCCAACTGATGCTTGATACCCTGGATGTGGTAAAGCAGCTGGCACAGCTGACGGCCGCGCATACTCACAACAATACCGGCACGCCGTTAAATGCCCTGGCCATTACCGACACCGGCACCAAAGCCACCACGCTAAAAGAGAAATACGATCCGGTCATTGGATAGCTATTTCATGCAGACAGAAGCCCGCCGCGTGCGGGTTTTTTGTTGCCCGTAAATAACCCGCCTCAATCGCACGCAGTGCTGCGCAACATTGCATTCAACACCCTGAACCCTTTCAAAACGATCAAGCCGCCTGTGTGAGCCAGTGCGGCCGTGCGCCCACGAAACAAAGCAAGACCAGACGGAAATTGCACTACACCGCACCCGCCTGCGCTTTTTGTGTAGGTAATTTTTTTCAGTTTTAAATTTCTACAAACCAACCCGCCACGCCGCGCCGTGCTTGGGATTCTGCGCGTGATCCCAAACTGAAAAGATTGAAAAGAATTTCAGTAAATTTCAGTTTTCTGGATCTGTGAAGGATCGAAGGAAAATAACAAGGCAATGAATTAAAAGGTTTTTATCTGCTTTTTGTTAGTTTGGCGGATCGCTGAGAAGATCAAAACGGCGAGCCTATGAAAAGAGAACAGGCCAGGCGTGGCGAGGGCTGCGGGTGATTTGACGTTAATTTGAAAAACTGAAATTAACGAAATTGATATACTGTAATTATATACAGTAAAATAAATTTAGAGACGGCAGAGCAAAAGCGGCAAAAGGTGGATTTTATGCGTTTGTTGAAAATTTCCAGCGCGGTGATTTATTTCATGGCGAAAGGCGAGAAGTTAACCAGGCAGCAGGTTTTTGGTGAGCAGCGTAATCCGGTGTATGCGATCTGGCCAGTGGGCGGGAAATGGGGTGTTGCTCATCATGATGGTTAAAGGTGGGTATCGCTTCCATATATCCCGCTAATTTCGGAGCGGGATGCTTATGATTGTTTAATTTGTCATTATTATTCTAAGTTCTAAGTTCTAAGTATTTTATATTATTTATTTTGAATAAAAAATGAAGGGGAATAATCAATGACTTTAATGTCACAAACACCTTGAATTAGCCCGTCAAGATAAGATGCATCACGCGAGTCAGATAGTAATTCAGAAGTTCTGGATAATATCTTCTCCTCACTCATAGTATACTCCCCAATTGAATCAACTATACCCACACTAATGTGATTCAATGCTTCCGAAAAGTCATACATTTCTTTAATGTCTTTAAATGACGTTACCAATACTGTACTAAAGTGTTTTATATAAAAGGACAAGGGGTATGTTGGGAATAAAATCCCAAGGTGGTAAGAAATTTTTCTTAACTTCCCTTCTAAAGCATACCAGTTACTAAGAATTTCATCGAAAGGGATTGGTTGATCTGTTAATGTTAAATTATTAATTTCACCTAGTTTCTTAAAGTGAGAGTTTATTTCCCCCCATAATTGCAATATTAGTGCTGTGTGCGCTCTATTTGTGGTGTACTCAACACCATTGTTAGGATTTGACTTTGGATATAGTTCCTTATAAAGCTGTGTTGGATAGGAGATTTTGAGGGTTTTTTCATACTCTTTCCCTTGGATATTTTTGCATATTTTTCTTTCTGGCAAACTTTTAAAATAGTCGGTATAAAATTTAATATGAGAATAATAGCTGTCTAACTTATTTTTCTTTTCAGCTTCGATAATTTGTTTTTCTGTCTGTATAGTGCGATGTATATTATTAACGATAGAGGTCAAAGGGACTGATGCAGCCAAGAACAGCAATGGAAGTTTAGATATTATTAAGAACCTTTCGAATCCATGAGCAGAAAGTATAGGGGTTTTACCCCACCAAACCCATGCACCAAAAGAAATGAAAGTAACAAAAGGAACTGCAATTGCGAGCCAAAAAAGATTTTGCTTGAATAAACTTTCGTGATTAAGTATCAACCAATTTCTATTTTTGGCATAATATATAGACCCGATAACTGCTGTTGGGTAGAATATTAAGAATAAGCAATACCAAGCATTCATGATTCCTGCCTTATTTATTAGTGCCGAATAACTTATTGAGTAGAAGTTATTAAAGCGTTTTTTAAATTAATTTTTAATCGTTACCTTTTTTAACACTATTATTATATGATTTTAAAGCTAAAATTTGGTGGCCCTTGCTGGACTTGAACCAGCGACCAAGTGATTATGAGTCTGATGCTTTTTCCGAAGATGACAAATGCTTAACTTCAATACTTTGCGCAGCACTGATGAGCTTTAGGGCTTCATCCACGGAAAGCCCTTCTAACTCAATGAGCTTACTATCTGTTCTAATTTCAATTTTTATTTTATGTTTGGTTCTGAAGGATAATAATAGCTTTAAAATTTTGGGAGCATACTCATCCCAACTGTCATAGATAATCCGCAAAAATTCATCTAAAGGTTTTGTAGAAAAATACAGAGTTTTTCCAGCATCAACCCCAATCAGTTTGCACTCGATCAAGAAATCATCTTGGAGAACCACAGGTATCACGCACTGTATCGAATCATATCTTGGGGTTACTTTGCTTTCCATTTCATAACCTTTCATAACGGACAAAATTGCGAAGCAATTCATTTGAGTGGGCAAAAGTTAACGGAAAGAGAAGGTTAGTGCAAATAAGTTTAAAATTCCCGTCGCCACTTTGTCGCCAATGCAAGCAGGATAGTAGGGTAGTGATTTGATTTTAAAAGAATTTAAAATCAGAAAAGAAAAAACCCGGCAATCTTGAACCTAACGAGGCGGGATTGACGGGCTCTCCAAATTTGGGGACTTCAAAGAAAAGCAGTGGCACTAATTAAGACTACAGGTAACTTTAAAAGTTCGTTC